GTCTTATTATAGCGAAAAATCTTCTAGAAATTTCATGTGATATATAGATCAAAATCACGTCTTGGTATATTTCAGATTATCTTATAAGATTAATAGAGACAGGTATATTCTCTACCGTTCTTAGATGTTCTTTTACCAATATGGCAAGTAAACGGTTCGTCAATGACTTTACCTTCTAACTGATTTCTAATGGTGGACGACCCAGTATTAACATAGCTGTCTTCTCCATTTCCATCAACAAATTTCAAAGTCATATATTCTTTATCATCGCCCTGTTTGGACTTACGTATTCTTACCTCTGTTACGGTAATCTCTTGATCAAGAATATCATTCACATAATATTTCTTTCTATTTTCTCTTTCTTCTGGACCATCATTCGGTGATCCATCTTTGTTAGCTAATTCTGAAAAAGACTTAGCTTTAACTGATGCTGTATCAGATGTCTCTACTTTTGTTTCATTTTCAGTTTGTTTGAAGTTGTTGTTTGATCCATTGCTATGAAATCTAAAATCTGCCATTTAGAATTCCATCCTTTCTTTGTGTGTGATAAATATACGTAGACTAAAAATGATTTGATCTAATACATCAGTGTTATAATATATATTGGAAATTATTTTTTATCCATACCCATATCTAATATCTTACCAATAGTAAATATTGATATCAATATTGGACGCAATTTAGGATTCGATCGTAGAAGATCTAGATCAGAATATGTGGTCAATAATTTATAATAATATTGCTTAAATATTGGCACATATACCGTGCATCTATCTGAATCTTTGCTATATATTCTATAATAATTTTTCCTAATAAATCTTTTCCATATATCCAGAATAACCAAAGTTTCATCTTTGATTGAATCTGATAATGCAGATGAGTCCATATCGTTAATATTTGCATCAATAGATGCTATTTCAGCTTCAATTATAGCCAACTCATCTGTTTCAATAGTAACGTAGTTATTGCCATTCCATTCATCATACATTTTCTTTATTCTCCTTCTTAATTTTTGTAATTTTATCTTGTTCTTCTGTATATTCTTTTTCTAATTTATCGTATTCTTTTTTGACTTTTGGGTTCTTTAACATTTCGTCTCTAACTTCATCATACTTTTTCATTCTGTTTCTCCTTTTCAAATTTAACAGTGATTTTATATAGTGGAGTATCATCTATCGAATATACTAATATAGAATCTTTATCAAAATTAACACGACAAAACGGATGTCGATAGAATTGTGAAGTAGATCGATCGGTTATATCTTTGCAAGCCGAAGCCAACCGTTTATAATTGAGATTACGATACTTAAATAAGAATGTATTGGTCGTAATGATGGATTTATTGCTATAATCAGATATTATCATCTTCGTAGCAGGTTTGTCTAAGAATGGGTTAGACAACTCTCCGGTCTCTCTATATATAATATTGACGTATAGTATAAATGCATAGCTAACCATATTATCAATATCATTTATATAGATATTAGCGTTGAAATATTTATGCAAGAGATATTCTATGATGCATTTTGCACTCAATTTCATATCTGATTCAAAATTGGTACACAGTGCAAGTGTGGGAACTTTTTGTAATACTACGCAATAATTTAAAGATAGTATATCATCACATATATAATTATATAGATATACAGGAAATTCGTAATATATTCTACTATATTTATAAATATCACTGTTCCATACTTCCATTAACTCACTTATGAATGGCATAGGTGCCTCATCATTGACCATATCTGGTTTTATAAAATACTTTTTAAATTCATCTAAGCTATTAACTTTTTCAAATTTCAAATGCTTTTCGTAAACTGGAATAAGCTTCTCATAGCAATCTTGAATGATTTGATCAGTATACATAATATCTCTCCTTTTTTAATTAATCTATACCTTATTACGTTGTATCTCTTCGCTTAAATTTCGAAATCTCCTATGTATTAGTTCAGAATTCATATATGTTTTTACCAATTTCTGAAATATAATATAAATTTCTCTCATAGTAGATGGGAAATCGTCTTCAAAAATATATCCATATTCGTTCATTCGATCTGCATAGTAATCTAGTATTTTATCCTTATATATATCATACAATTTAGAATATTTCAATATCGCAAATAAGACTCCTATACTAATAATAAATTTATCATACTTATTCATAGTATAATCAAAAGAATAACCGTCATCACTTAGTTCTATCGATTCTATAGTATCCATAAATGATTGAATAGTTTCAACATGATCTAACGGTTTTTTATTATCGACTAAATCTAGTAAAAAATCTATTTTATGAATAATAAGATCATCAGTAATGGTCAAGATCGAACGTTTTAGTACATAATCTCTATATCTCTCGTTAATTAGCCATAATAGTTTCATTTTAATTTTTCCTCTTTATAAAGAATCTTTCTTAGCAGAAATATTTAAAATACTACCAATGACATATAGCTTAGTTACTATATCAGTCATTCCATTTTCAAATGCAGAACGTTTATCAAAATTTTGAATTGGTTTATGATGAATACGTAACGTTTTACACAAGTCGATTAATGTATAAAACTCATTAACAAATGGTGGAGTATAAATAATATAGTGATTTTCTTTTGTTTTAAAATAATCATTCTCTGTTATTTCTGTCACAAATCCAGTCATTACTTTTAATGACGTTATCAAACAATCAGATGTCTCTGATTCTAAATACTCGACTTGCAACGATAAGATTGTTGTAATATCTTCTATCTTTTTACAAATCATATTAACTTCTTCTGGTGAAATTAGCATATAATTTATATCCACTGAGTTTGATTTTTCTGATCCATCATTACTTTTTAACCATCCGATTATTGAATTTATAATTTTCATTTGTCCTCCTTTTTAAATTGATCCTACACTGGTATATCCAAAATACATCCAATAGTATATAAATTTCCAATAGCACGTATCATATCATACTGGAATTCTGCTTTGATCTTAATATCATCGATTGTATAATGATTATAAAATGATTTTTTAAAAGCATTTGATAAACGATAATATGATTCGATGAATGGTGGTTTATAAATAATATACTGATTATCTTCTGTTCTGAAATCTTGAGATTCAAGAATTATACTCATATATGTATTCCATATTTTCAGGTACATAACAATATCATTAGATGCTTGAGCAGAAAAATAAGATGAATACCTTGCGGCAATTCTGGTAATGTTATCGATACTATTTGAAAGAGATAGTAATCTTCCTATCCTTTCAGGTGGAATAATAATACTGTTTTCTAAATAATTCATAATATATCTTCTCCTTTTGTAAAATATAAATGAACTTCTCATACTTATAATATATAATTAAAAAAAAA